CTGCACAAGTATTCATTGTTGGTCGAATACTCGCAAACCTATCTTCAGCCATTGCGACTGATGTAATTCCTAATAAAGCAGTTGTTAATAAAATGTTCTTCATAGTCTTTCCCTCAGTTCTGTAAAGCCACCTATAGCTTCTTCATTCATAATAATTTGTGGAAACGTTCTTGCGGTTGGAAATATTTTAAAAAATTCTTCTTGTGAATAATCATCACCCAAACTTAGATATTCAAACTCTAATTTCTTAGATTCACATAACTGCTTTGCCATATTACAATATGCACAATTATCTTTGCCGTATATCTTTATCATACTAACTTCAGTCCACCACTGTCTGGCATAACTAATCCTGTTGTTGCTTCAATCACTTGCTTCTTTAACTCATCCATCGGTTCGCAAACGAACATAACGTGGGCTTCTGAAATAGAGATTGGTTTCCTTTCGGCATAAGGTACGAATGGAACCATTCCAATTTTACCTTCTCCTGCTGGAACTAAAAGAATACCATCCGTTAAGGTATAGAATCCTTTATCATAAACTACTTTTGCTACAACCTCTTCACCGGTTGATAGTCTTACAATTTGTACATCACTCATTAGTGTTCTCCTATTATTGTGGCTATTATACCACACTTTAAATTAAATGTCAATGGTTTAACTGAAAAAATCTTCAATTGTATCTCTCTTCTCAGCAGACCATCCGACTGCATCAAGAATTGATTGAATAGGACTCAAGAATACTTTATCAAACTGAAGTTCAGTATCAATGTAATTATGTAGTCCTAATTGTTTTGGTAATAGACCTGGAACCGAGATTGCATTTTCGCGAATCGGATTAGGTACCTTTAAATATAATAACTTGACTTTGTCTCCACCTTGGATAGTTTCAAACTTCTTATCAAGCCCTTTCTCTTTAAGGAAATGATTATACATCAATGAACCACGAACATGCATTGGTGTACCTTTTCTGTATATTGATCCTTTCTCTTGATACTTTTTGAGTTCAGAAACACCTGAAGTCTTTGCGATAGCAATAGGATCAAGTTTACGAAACTCTTCTTTGAAATCTCGTATGAATGTTTGAGTTGTTGATTCATCTGTATTCATAATGATCTCAAAGCAATCTTTCAATTTAGTACGACATATCTCAGGAGTAGAAGATCTTACTGATTCCAATCCTGTCACTGATACTTTAGGCTTATCGTAATGAACACCTTCAGAGTTCAACGTATTTAGAATATATCGTTTCTTGGCAACGAAGATTGCTCGGTTAGTAATCTTTTCACGTTTCATTACCATTGCATTACGATATGTACCTAGATCAGCCGCAAGTGTTTCGTATCCGTCTTCGATGATTTGTTCTATTTTAGTTTTGCATATTCTATCAAGAAACTCTTCACCTTTGTCTTTATCAATATCAGTCGTACCAAATACTTCTTTAATTAACGGACCGAAGTCAACATAGACAGAGTCAGTATCAATATAAATGATATAGTCAGTGTTATCAGTTCCAAGAACTTTATTTAAATAATCATTTACCGATTTCTGAGCATAACGAATACTCAGCTGACCACTTGTTGTAATTGCTTCTGCCATTTCGTTAATATAGTATAAGAAATATACGTTAGCAGTTGCACCATACAAACTGTTCATGGCAATCTTAATTGACATTTGCGAGTTGTGTAATTGATTGATCTCACGCTTCAGTCTTTTAAGTTCTTCTGGTGATTTCTCAACCTCGAACTGCTGTTCAGCTGCGATCATTTGTTGTTTGATTAGCGAACGGTTATTATAATATTCATCAATGATTTCAGGAATGATTCCTAACTTCTTGTTAGAGAAACAAACGCCGTTAGCAGCAACTGATACATCTCTGTCATCATTTTTGTATTCACCTTTGAGAACCATATCCTGCGTTACATATTCACGTCTATCGTCAATATAAGTCTCTGGTGACATATTGTATTGAAGCATTAAATGTGGATATAGAGAGTTAAGGTCAAAAGATACAACCCAAGGATGCATTCCAACTTTAGGATCTTTTACATAACCACCTACAAGATCTCCTGCTCTTTGACCAGGACCACCTTTTAATGGAGGTACAACTTTATCTTTCATCAGTTTACGATATATGGTTGCTTCCCATATACCAACAGTACCAAACGCATCTTGATAGTTAACACCACCGTCATATGCAACTGTCATAACTAACGCAAGCAATCCTGTCTCTTCTTCGAGACGAGCAATCAGTTGAGTATCTTTTAAATTATAGTCAAGATATAATTGAGGATTCTCTTCCCATAATCCAGTAAGTGAACCATATTCAGTGTAATCAATTTTCTTTTCACCAAGAACAGCATAAGCAATATGATCTAACTTATATGATTCTTGAGGACCGTACTTATAACCAAACTTTTTAAAACAATCCATATAGTCAATAACAGCAACACCCATAATATAATATGTTGAGTTGACTTTACCAAAAATTTCTCGAGATCTTTGTTTGATTGATTTGTGCGGAGATAACCGTCTTGCAGTATCTTCACCAAGTAAAGCTATGATACGAGTTACGATGTATTGAATATCAAAGTACTCTACGTTCCAACCTGTGACTACATCAGGGTAATCAGTTGTCCACAATTTCATAAAGTATTGAAGTAAAGCACGTTCACCATCAACACCATCAAATAATACAAACTGAATCTTGTCTTGAGGAATATCAGTAACAGTTTTTGTCTTGTCATAAGCTTTACGACCGAGTACATAATATACATCGTCTCGAGAACTATGATATGCAATAGATGTAATTGGCTTATCAGCAGATTCCATATTAGGATAACCATCGCTGATGTCAACCTCAATATCAAACGATACGATATTAACCTGACTTACATCATAGGTTATCTTATCAGGATACTCTTCTTGAATAAACTGTGTAACATAATTTGTTGAACCAAAAGTCTTCATGCCGTGAACACCTTTGTATTCTTCGATGAAGTTCTTGGCTTCGCGCATATCACCGAACTTATGTGGAGATACAGGAAGATTGCCTTCTAACGAACGATAACCTTCTTCTCCTGCTTTCGGAGTATGAACATATAGTGTTGGTTGAAAAGGTACGCGATACGAAAAACGCTTGCCGTTTTCATAACCACGATGTAAGATATTATTACCATACCTTTCAACGGATGTATAGAATTTAGTCAATGCCATAATGCCTTTTTATATTTGAACAACCATTATAATCTATTTGACGATGAATGTCAATAGTTATTGCGCCAACTCCGAGAAGTTCTTGATCTTCTCAAACTTAAGGTTGTTCTCAAACTTTTCTGCGAACTGATCGCCACGATGTGATATCACAAAGATGTTGTCATCGTTATTCAGTCCATGTAATGTCTCAATCAAACTTTCAATACCGACACCGTCTAATGCACCGTCAAGAGTTTCATCAAGTATCAATAGATTAGTTGAAACAGAAGATCTTAGTTTAGCAACCGATCTCCAAGCCAACATAATTGATAATGTGATACGTAGTTTCTCACCTTCGGAAAAACTAGCATAGGTGAACTTGTCTCTGAACCTTGAACGTATTACTTCATTGAATTCTTCATCAAGCTGAAAGTCAACGAACAGATCAAACGCAGCAAGATACTTGTTGATAAGTTTATTAATAACGGGTATGTACTGAGAAATGATCTTTGCCTTAATACCACCATCTCTTAAAATGGTTTGGACAATATTGAGTACTTCATGTTCATCAAGTAACTTTGTTCGTATCTCAACTTGCTTATCTAATTTCTTTTGTAGTTTCTCAAGCTTGGTTGTATCAACTTCATCAACTTCTTTCTGAGCATTGTCGAGTTCTTTCTTATATGCAACTAACGCATTCTTCGACATTTTGATTTCAGCTCGGATCTCAGAGATCTTAAAGTTAACTGATTGAATCTGTTCTTCGATTTTTGAAATAGATCCAAGACGATCTTGATGCTTCTTAATTGTTTTTGCTATATCAACTAAACCTTTTTCAATACCAGCTTTCTGTTGATTCTTATCTATAATCTGTTCTTGTTTGAAATCATGCGCAATACCTTGCTTACATGTTGGGCAATCATCGTTATGTTCGTAAAACGATAGTTCCTTTTCAAATTGTACTCTACTTCTTTCGAGCTCAGCTCTCTTTTCAGTTGCATCAGCAAACTTTGATTTCTCATCAGGTTTATCAGAAATATCATCGTAGAGTACTTTCATAATCTCATCTTGAGTATCAATAGTACCATTCTTAGTTTCTATATCATCAATATGAGTACCCATCTTTTCTTTAATCTTATCGACTTCAATAGTTTTAATTTTACGAATCTCTTCATTGTTTTCTTCAGCAGATTCAATGTTGTTCTCAACCATTTCTATTTCGTATTTGTTGTCGTTAATATCAGTCTTAATACTTGACATACGATCTTTTGCTAATGTACCCATAACAGAGAACACTTGAATATCCAATAGGTCTTCGATAATTTCGCGACGTTGATATGCTCTCAATTCCATAAAAGGAATATAAGTAGCAGAACCAAGTACTACGATTTGATTGAATGCTTTAAAGTTGATACCTAGAATAGAATCTTCAAGGAACGCTTGATAATCTCGAACTGATGCATCTTGATTAATCATTGCACCATTCTTCCATATCTCAAAGAGATTAGGTTTGATACCACGACGAATCATATACTTATCACCACCTGCACTGAAGTATAGTTCAACGATAAGTTCTTTGTTATTAATAGAATTGACTAACTGAGCTTTATTAATATTTCTAAAAGGTCGACCGTATAGACCAAATACAATTGCATCAAGCAATGTACTTTTACCTGAACCATTAGAACCTGCGATTAGAGTACTAGGTACTTCGTTAAGTTGAATGGTTGTAAATACGTTGCCTGTGGATAATATGTTTTTATATTTTACTTTCTCAAAATTAATTCTCATTATAAACTAAGTGCCTCATGGTATAATTCATCAACTAAAGATTTTACTTTTCCTTTATCAACATTGGTCTCAAGACCATCAATATATTGAGATAGGATTTCAGTTGTGTCTTTTGTTTCGTCAAGTATTTCATCAACACCTTCTGCATCTAAATTCATATGATCGTCAACCGCTCGAACATCAACAGCTCCACACTCTGACATACGACCCATAAACATATCATATAGATAAGCATTAGTTCGATTTTGTACTATGACCTTTACATAAGTATCTTTATATTGATCTACATCGTAATTAGCAACTGTATCAACAGTCCAATCAGCATCATCATAAAATACTTTATAGAATACACGATTAGGATTCTCAATCTTAATCATCTCTCGAGTTTCAGTATCAAATACATGGAAACCTCGACTACCTTTATAATCAGACCAAGTCATTTCGTATGGTGATCCAAGGTACTCAACATTACCATATCTTGAAGGATGGTGAAAGTGACCAGAGAACGCAGACTCAAAATGTTTGAACACGTTCATATCAATACCGTGCGTACATAACGCGCCTTTCATCATCTCAAAACCTTTTACCTCAAGATGACCCATTAATATATTGGCATCAGAGTTTCTAACGATCTCAAGATTCTTTTCACCGTTCTCCTTGTTTAACCAAGGTAGCATAAGGAATTTTGTTGAACCAAACTCAATCTCTTTAGCAGTGTCTTGATATAAATTAAACTGCGGATAAGCACCTGTTAATAGATTCATACTATTGATATCGTTAGTACTTGCATAATATGTATCATGATTGCCGATAAGACAATGAAAATCAATATTACGTTTTGCTAATTCATCAAATAGAAACTCTTTACCTTTTTGTAAGGATGCATAGTTAATATACTTTCGGCGATCAAAAGTATCTCCAAGATCAAACACAGTAGTAATACCATGTTCATCAATATATGGAAAGAAGACCTCTTGAAAGAATTTTCTTTGGACTTCGTGGAATACTTTAGAATCACCTCTTACACCGATGTGTATATCGGTTACGATAGCTATCTTCATAATTAATTGTTGGCTGCTTGTTTTTCAGCCTGCTCTTTCTTTTCTAGATTCTGTAAGTAATTTAAGTAACGCATAGCTTCGCCGCGTTGCTTTTCAACCTTACCCTTTTTCTTTAATGCTCTATCCCATTTGAGACGAGATACTTTATCTTTATATACAACTCCATGCAAATGGTCAAACTCATGTAAGAAACATCTTGCTGTATATCCTTCAAACATTGCTTTCTTTGGTTCAAGATTTTCGTCATGCCAAGTAGCTTCAACACTACTAGGTCGAGCGATCTTAACATACATATCAGGAAAACTTAAACAACCTTCAACGTCAAGTTCAGTTTCTTCTGAAACAGAAACAACTTCAGGATTGATAAACATCATCACGTTTTCATCGTTCTCTCCAATAATAAAAACCTTATGATCCAAACCTACTTGGCACGCTGAGAGACCGAGGCCTCTTTTAGATACCATCAATTCAGTCATCTGTTGTTTTAATTCAACTGGATCAAATCCTGGCTCATCTAAATTAACATCAGCCAATTCTTTACTCAGAATTGGATCTTTATTACTTACAAGCTTCATAGTTTACCTTCTTCTCTCATTTGTTTACGAATGTTAGTTGCTGATATAGCATGAACATCTTTACCAAGATCGTGTTCTGTAAAAGTATAACCAACACCACGGCCATAACTAATATCAACAATATTAGGTACCTCTAAAATAAGATACTCTCTACCATTTTCAAAGCCGTGTTCTCTCAAACCGTTTTCAATACCTTCTATAGTTTGTATCATACCAAAAGGATTATCATCTTGTACTGCGGTACGTCCTGCACCTGCATCACCATCGAAATTATACACGTCTCGAACCATTATAACAACTTGTCCTGTCAATGTCAAGGACTTTTTGAATAATTCTGTATGACCGTCGTGCCAAGGCTGCCAACGACCTAACATTTGAACTGATGGTTTCTTATAGTCAAACATATTATCAATGTCAATCATCACTTTACTCCAAATTTAATATAACTATACCAAAGTCTTTCATGACCGTAATATAGTACAAATTTTATTACCATGTCCGCCAAAAAGACGGCTCCTACTGCTTTAGTGGGTAATCCAAAGTATAAAGCAATTGCTGCTGTTGTAATACTTGCTATGATTCTCCACGTTACTGCTTTTGCTAAATGCCTAGCTTTTGTTACTTCCGCCATGTTCCTTCTGTATCTCCTGGATGTGGTCCCAAACTTTCATATGAGTATCAGGCATCCAAGTCATAATCTCATAGTTTACATTAGTAGGTTTCTCAAAGATCTTATTCGTATCTTCAAATCTGCCTTCCTTAATTGTATTCATCCATACAGTATAATCAGCTGCGAATCCATCTCTTGCTTTCTGAAACGGAGCAACAAAATCTGTCACTGCTATTACGCCTGCTTTTACGACACCATCTGATAATAGTCTCATACGCATCGCTTGTCTCATACGGCCTTCATCACTGAAATCCCAATCGTCATACTCTTCTCTTACTTGGTCTGCATTAATCCAAACCCCTCCGACCAACTTTGCTAAAGGTTCGGCCAAAGTACTTTTGCCACTTCCTGGCAATCCGCATACTAAAATTTTCAATTAACTTTCCTTGGTTTTGGTTTCCTTTGTTTTGTCAACCTTATTCTTATTTAATTTGGCTTCAAAGTCTCCAATGAAGTCACTTATATAATCAGGCAATAGGTTTCCTGTCACCTCTTGTCCCATAGAATCAAATACTTCGTTTTCATGCATCTGTCTTTGAGACGCCTTAAACTTAATATACATCTGCTTCTTTTCTTTTGATATTCTTCGTAAGAAGGCATACCAAATGATTTGTGTAAAGTATGCAAATGGATTTTGTGATTTGTCTGGATTAAAGTTTCTAATATATTGAAGGCAGTTCTCAATTCCGTCCGAGATCATTTCTTCTTTATACATGTACCCACTAAAGTTTGGTCTTGTTGCCAAGCGTTGTGCAATCATCATGATACACTTACCAATATATTCTGGTACTTGTGGCATTGGATCGCCTGAGTCATCTGCCTCTGCGCATTTATCTCGATAGTCGATGAGTGCTGCGAGTAGGTCTTTATTATTTACGTAGTTTCTTTTCTTAGCCATTTCAAACTAATACTCCTTTGTTTTGAAATAAAAATATATTATAATCTAGTTTAGTTAAATTGTCAATGGTTATTTCAGTTATTTAAATTTATTTTCACTTTTTTCATAAAAACTATTGACAAGTCTCTAAACTCCTTGTATAATAAGACTATCGGCTTTAAGGTAAATAGTTTCTTATATATCAACAGTGTATATTTTAAACGGAAACTCCTCTTGCGAGTAGATTTCAATTCTGCTTTTAAAATGTTTTAATGTATAGTTTTCGTAACTCCCAACCGAAAGATCATCAGCTATGTCATACAAGACCGCCTTGCGCGAGTCTTCAGCTTTACGTAAGCTTCTACCTATTGATTGTAATACTTTAATCTCAGACTTCGATGAAGAAGCAAAGATTACATTATCGAGTCGCTTAATATTAACACCAGTACTAAATACTCCATAGGATGCGAGGATATTATGTTGCTTAATTGGATCGTTCTCGACCAAGTGCCGTATGCGTTCACGTTCATCTCCTTTTGTGTTACCGTATATAAAATGTAGTTCTCTACCTTCTTTTTCTAATAAAGGAGCAAGCACCTTGCCATGCTTCTCTACTAAATCAAAGAGTATTAAATTATTCTGATCTTTTAGAGACCATACAAGATTCTTAATAAAGTTGTTTCTTTTTTCATGATTTACAATAAACTCTCTTTCAGCAGGCCATTTACGAACTGCTTCTTTTACTTGTCCCATTGCCTTTTTGAACGCGCCCTTAGCTTCGTTACTATGGTTCAATACAATAGCCTTTACTTCAAAATCAGCTACCGTACCTTCGTCCATTAATTTCTTTGTGGTTACGATTCTTTTTACTTCTCCAAAACAACCTTCTAATACCATTCTATGTGTTTTACTTTCAGATGATTTAAGAGTACCTGTAAACCCATGTCTATATTCGCACTTATTGAGTTTATGCATAATGGTTGTTAAAGACTTTGCTTGGAATGTATGAGCTTCATCGCCCATTACACAACCGAACTGTTGAAACCAATCCTTTGGTTGTTTAATTAAAGACTGCCATGTTGATATGACAATTGGATCTTTAGTGTTTTTATCAACACCACCTTGAATTTTGTATATAAGAGATTCATCACAACCATAATCAACAAAGTCACCAGCCATCTGATGTACTAACGAAATGGTAGGAACAATAATCAATGTTCTTAAACCTAATGCTTCGTAATAGTGTTGTTGTAATAGGTAAATAATTAAAGACTTACCTGATGAAGTTGGAGATAGTGATAACGATCTTCTTTTCTGAATTGCATTTTCAATATATTCTCTTTGATATTCACGAGGTTTAAACTTACACGATATCATTTCACATAGTTCATCGATATACTTTTCATCTACAAATTCATCTTCTCCTATTTCCCTTGGAGCCTCTAATACATAATCACGCTGTTCACAAAACTTTTTAAGATGCGGATATAGACCTACATATAGAACAGGCTTCATTGGTTGAAACATACGAATTGTTCCATCCCATACTCTTGCTTTATATTTTGGACTGAATTGATAACCTTCAGGTTTAAAAGAGAAGTGTTCTGATAACTCCTGTTTAATACCAGAGTCACAAACGATTCTCATATAGACAGAATCTAAATATTCAATCGTAATCTTTTCGCTCATAGTTTAATTGCCAATAATAGTAAAATTGATATTAGTAATATGTTTGTCATAAAAATGCCTATTGCTAATATTGTATGATACCATATCCATCTTGTCTTATACGCATTCTCAATTGTAATTGCTTCAGGATCGACATCGTCTTCCATCATATCAACTTTTCTTTGAGTTACTTCGTTTTGTCTGTCAGCCTCTTGCCTCCATCCCCACTCTAAAAATTTATCCCACATGTATTTTAATAGTCTCCTGCTTGGAACTTTAGAATATCAATCATATTCTTTACAATGAAGTTCCTGCTGTGTATTGTTTTAATTATATCTTCAAGATAGTTTGCATTAGCAGTATGGAAATCAACCGTAAGACTTAATTTAATTATATCTTTATCCGATTGAATATGCTTATCCAAATCGTTTCTTATTACCTTTCTTTGAAATGGCTTCCATCCTTTTTCTCTCAGATCTTCTTCAGCCATAGAACCATCGTACCAATTACGCT